AAAAGCACGCTTTTGTGTCTTTTTGAATATAGACGTAAATTTTGCTAAAAGAGAAGATTACCTTATTAAACAAATTGAACTTTACGGCAGAGACTATATTCCAGGTCAGAACTCTAAACCTGTAAGGAGAACTGCACTTGTCTCTTTTAGCTAAATTTACGTCTATATTCAAAAAGACACAAAAGCGTGCTTTTTATGAGGGCGGACGCAAAACAAAGGCTAATAGAGATTTTTGGAACGCAAATAGCCCGTTTGAAGCTACTGCATCTCCTGATCGTGACACTATGCGAGCACGTGCAAGATGGCTACATGAAAACAATCCTATTATGGCAAACATTGATAAAACAATCGTAAATAATGTTGTTGGTAGAGGCATAAAACTGCAGTCTAAAACAGGTATGAGTAGGGTTGATGATGAAATAGAATCATTGTGGAAAGAATGGGAAAAAAGAGATAACTGTGACATAACAGGGCGATTGAATTTTGGTGATTTACAAAGACTTATTTTGGAACAAAGAATGGTTGACGGTGAGATTTTTATTTATAAAAAAATCACCAATGATAGGTATTTCCCATTAAAACTCCAACTTATCGAGGCAGATCGGGTTAACAAGTTTAAGACTGACTGGAATGTTATTGACGGTATAGAGATAGACGAAAATGGAAAGCCTGTAAAAATCCATATTACAAATGGAAATGATTATGATCCTAAATTTGGATATATAGCATTAGATGCGAATGATTGTATTAACTACTTTAAAACAGAAAGAGCTACACAATATAGAGGTGTAAGCGAATATAAGCAGGCGATTATTGACATAAAGAATTTTGCAGCATTCCAAAGTGCAACAATCCAAGCTGCAAGAGCCCGTGCAAATATTGCATACTATGTTAAGCAAGAAGGTATGCCTGGATTTGCAAACGGTGTTTATGAAGATGAGGACTTTGAGCAAATCCAAGAGATTAACGGTGTGATGGTCCATTATCTCAAAAGGGGTGAAGATATAGGCAAACTAGATCCCGACACTGTGGGTGATACATATGCAGACTTTGTAGCAACCGTAGTTAGAATGTTAGCAGTTGCAAGAAATGTATCTTATGAGCTTGCATTTAGAGATTACAGTAAAGTCAACTTCTCCAGTGCACGTGCTTCTATTATTCAAGACAATAAAAGATTTGACTATGAACAGCAACATATGATCTCTTATGTACTAAATCCTATTTTTGAAGCTTGGCTTGATGCAATGGTTATGGCAGGTAGATTAAAAAGTATTAATCCAGTTACATATTTTAAGAATAGACAGAAATTCATCAAACCTAAATGGGTAACACCTGCAAGAGAGTGGGTAGATCCTTTTAAAGATATGAAAGCAATAGAGATGGAGTTGAAGCTTGGACTTATTACGAAAAGTGAAGTAATGGCAAGCAGAGGGAAGGATTATGAAGAGGTATTGATGCAACAGAAGAGAGAGAAAGAGCTTGAGCAAAAAATTTTAGGAGAGGAAAATGCCAAAGAAGTACAAAATTGAAGGGCAGGAGATCCAGCGTAGAGCATCTCCAAATTTGTCTTTGATAGATGAAGAGGCAAGAAAAATCCCTTTTATCCTCATCTCGAAAGAGAATGAAGGGGAGAGGGTTGATTGGTGGACTGGTGATACATATATAGAAAGACTTGATGTATCTGGTGCCAGTTGGGATAGGTTAACTACTTTTTTCAAGGATCATAATCGAAGCGTAGATAGTGCAATAGGTCGGGTAGAAAATGTACGCATTGAAAATGGAGAGCTGAAGGCTGATGTAGTCTTTGGTTCAACTCCAGATGCTGTAGCAGTGTTTGAAAAATATAGAGACGGGATTCTTACGGATGTTTCCATTGGCTATAGAGTAAATACAGTGACAATTGAAGAAAGAAAAGATGAGCCTGATATGGTGACCGTTACTGATTTTGAGATTAGAGAACTAAGTGCAGTAGGTATCGGTTTTGACAAAGGTGCAACTATTGGAAGAAATTTAGAAGAAGGAGTAAATATGCCACCAAAAGAGATTATGGAAAGAATTAAAAAACTGGAGACACTTAAAGAGCGAAGTGAAGAGCAAGAGCGTGAACTTGCAGACCTTAAGGCAATGGCAAAGCAAGAAGAGGATAAAGCTCGAAAGCTTGAAGAGGAAAATGCAGAGTTAAAGCGAAAAGCAGAAATTAATGAGCTTGCAGTTGCTTATGGTGCTGATGCTGAGACGGTACGAAGCTTTATTGAAGATAAGACAAAAACAAAGGAAGATTTTTTGAGACACTTGCTTGATGAAAAAACAAAACAACAACCACGTGTATTTGCTGGACGACATGCTGATGAGACACACGGTGAGATGATTCGTGCTATGGGCGATGGACTTCTTTTACGTCTTGGATTTAGTAGCGACAATATTCATCAAGATGCTGATATGTTCCGTGGTATGAGCGTTCAAAATATGGTAAGAAAGATTGCAGGATTACCGCTTGAAGCAAGTGAGAGTGATCTAGTTCGTGCGATGACGACAAGTGATTTCCCTAAACTACTTGCAAACGTGCAAAACAAAGTTATCCAAGATTCATTTGCAAGTGCGCCTGTTACTTTTAGAAGCTGGACACAAGCAGTTGATTTTAAAGACTTTAAACCTCGTACTGAAGTACGTAAGGGGTCTTTTTCATCTGACTTTAAAGAAGTCCACGAGCTTGGACAGACTACATATAAAGAAAAAGGCGAAACTGGTCTTACCTGGTCTATTAAGAGTTATGGCGCACGATTTGCATTTAGCCGACAGTTGCTAATCAATGACGATCTTGGCATGTTTGTAGATGATTTGCGTGATATGGTTGAGCAGGTTGCAATTTTCCAAAATCGCCACGTTTACAATCTATTGGAGCGTATTAATGAGTACAAAGATTATGTAATGGAAGATGGTAAACCTGTATTTGATGCATCTCATAAAAACTATGATGAAACTGGTGCTTCACTTTCAATAGATACACTTTCAGCAGCACGCACTAAGATGATGCGACAAAAAGACTTTGATGGTAAGCAACTGCGCATTATTCCAAAGCATCTCATTGTACCACCTGAATTGGAGGTTACAGCTCGACAACTTCTCAATTCAACAGCAGATATTTCAGCTCAAAATGCTGGAGTTGTAAACCCGGTCAAGGGTCTTTATAACATTATCACAGATATGGAACTGACTGATACTAAAGCTTGGTATCTAGCTGCACCTAAAAAGACTATCAAAGTCGGCTACTTACAAGGAACTGGACGACGACCTATTGTAGAAGAGGTAAATAGAAGCAATATCAATGGTATCGAGTATGAGCTTGTTTTTGATTTTGGCTTGGTAGTAGAAGATTATCGTGGTCTTTACAAAAATAACGGTTAAGGAGTAAAAGAATGGCTAAAGAAGCATTTATTGTAATGAAAGATGATCGTATCCCTATGACGTTAACATCAGATGTAGAGGTCGGGGATGTGATCCAAATTGGTACTGATATGATTGGTATTGCTGGTACAAGTGGCTTAACTGGTGAAACAATTACAGTTTATGTAGCAGATGCAGCTGTAGAGATTGAAGCTGCAACTGAAGATGAGATTAAAGTTGGAGATAAGCTCTATTTTGATCACATTAATCGTGTTTTGACTATTAAGGCAGATAATGGTGCAGACATTAAATACAATCCAGCTGGACATGCAATAACTGCAAAAGATGCAGATATATCAGGGACAGTTCAGATCCTTTTAAATAGATAAGGATAGTAGATGTTTGTTAAGCTAATTAAAGCAACAATTTACAAAGGCAAAGTCTATAAAGAGGGCGATATTATCGAAGTTGGTCAAGACCTTGCAAGCAAGATGATTCTTGCTGGTAAGGCGGTCTCTTCAACGCAAAGAGAGTTTGAAGAGTGGCAAAAGCAAGACACTGTGGAAGATTTTGAAAAAATGACCGTCGAAGAGCTAAAAGAGAAGTGTGAAGCACTTGGATTAGAAGACTATAAAAACAAGAAAAAAGCTGAATTGATTGACCTTATAAAACAAGTAGAGCAAGGGCAATAAGTGGCTTTTAAAGATCAGGTTTTAAGGGATTTGGATATATTTCTAAATCCCGATGAATTTGCAACAAAAGTAATAGTAGATGGTTTAGAAGTCAATGGTATTATCGATCTTAAAGATGATGCCGTGCTAGATGGTGATTATAATGCTACTGTTAAGACTATTACTCTAAAGAGAGCTGATGTGCAGATATTAAAAAACGGTTCAATCATCACTATTGACGATGAGCCGTATGTTGTGATTCATATTTTTCATAAAGACCCTTTTGTCATAAAAGCTTATATCTCAAAAGATACTAGACCTCGTTTTTAGTACACTATTTTTTTTCTCTCAAATCTTCTAAACTTCACTTATGCGAAGACAAATAATCATTGATAACCTAAAAAACA